GAAATCTTCCACGCTTCGGATTATCTCGTACCTGTACCCCGCCTCCTGAACGACCCCCTGCCACCATTTCTGCGAGAGGGACTGCTTGCCCTTGGGGTCTTTGAACTCCAAGAACACGGCCCCAGCGTCGGACAAGTATATCATGTCGCTCACCCCCGCAACCACGCCCATGGCCTTCATGACGCTTCCCGCATAGGCAGACGGTGCGTTGTTGTTGACGGTGAACAATCGGCCCCGCTGGTCGGGGAAGTTGTTCCAGTGCCATTGAAAGCATTCGGCTTGAATCTTAAACTCTTGCATGGGATTATTTAAGGATTGGGAAACGGTCTTTGTTGTGGAAGGCCCAGCCTGGCTTCCAGCCCATGAAACGGATGAACTCCAAGGCTTCGGCTTTGCTCTTGCACTGGTTGTGCAACACCCAGAACGGCGAAATTACTTTGGCCTTGGCCAGTTGTGCCTTTTGGTACATGCTGCTCGTCGTGGCCAACTGCATGCCCTGGGCCTTGGTCATCAGGTGCAGGTCCACCATCTCTCCCTGCTCTTGGGGCTTGCGCTGGTACTCGTATCCGCAATGCTTGCACTTCATCGCCCCCACGGGAATAATAGCCTCGCAGCCCTTGCAGTTTTTCGCCCCGCCAACGCCATCGGATTTCTTCTTGCGTTTCTTCTTCAATGACCAATCACGGCTCGCTTCCCAAAACCCGTGGTGGTTCACATTGTTCCCAAAGTCAAGGATGGTGAACTCTTTCTTGGTCGGGGTCACCCTGGAACCACGGCCCACCATCTGCATGAATAGCGGCAGGCTTGCGGTCGCACGATACAGGATCACCACCTCAATGGTTGGCTCGTCAAATCCCGTGGTCATAAGATCGCAGTTGCAAAGGATAGCGTCGGGCGTGTGCTTGAACCATTCCAATATATCTGCCCGCTCCTGCTTGCCCATAGTCCCATCCACATGGCGGGCGTTGTGGCCTGCGTTCTGCAATGCGGCACATACTTCCATACTGGATGCGATGTTGCTGGCAAACACGATGGCCTTCTTCCCTCTGCAATGCCTCCCATAGTTTTGGACCACCCCGTCAAACACCCTCCGCTTGGAGTACACGGTGGCCATCTGCTGCGTGTCGTAGTCATCGCCCCGCATCCCGATTCCCGACAAGTCCAAGTTTGTCCCGTAGGTGACGGGACTGGCAAGGAACCCTTGGCGTATCAGTTCACCGACCTGGACAGGGTTGTGGAGTGCTTGGTAGAACTTGGACAGGCACTCTTGGTTCCCACGACGCAGCGGGGTTGCGGTGGCTCCGATGACAACGGCATTTGGGTTGATGTACGGCAGCAATGGGTTGAAGGTCTGCTTGTGGGCCTCGTCAATGATGACCAAGTCCATCCGGTTCAGCAGGTCCGTGTATTCGACTGCGTCCTTCCTACGGCTGAAGGTTTGGGCCATGGCGATGAAACAATTCCCCGAAACGTCGAGCCGGGTCTTGCTGGCCTCAATGAGGGTTGGCTTGATTCCGAACAGGTCCAGCGCACCGTTGGATTGTTTCAGCAGTTCCACTCGGTCCGTGAAGATGATGGCCTGCTTGCCTTTCTCCAAGGCTCTTGCGACCATGTAGGTAAACATGACCGTCTTGCCACTCCCAGTTGGGGCGCATAGTATCAAGCGTTTCTTGCCCTGGGCAAGGCTTGTCCGCATTTGGTCAATAGCGGCTTGTTGGTAGGGTCTTAGCATAGTTACTGATAGTTACTGCAAAAATTGAGTAGTGACTATAAAAATCTTCGTTTTTGATAGCGTGGTGGCCACTTATAGTCACATAGTCACTACATTCACTACTTTTCTATAGAGAATATATATATACATACACGCACACACGCACACGCTTATATATCTCTTAAATGAAAATTGCGTTTTTAGTGACTATGTGACTATGTCAGTACGGATGTCGCTTATTATCACCGCCTTGCGAATAGTTACTACTATTCGTTTTAGTGACTATGTAGTAGCATCCTCGGTTGTTTCGCTCGGCTCGGCTCACTTTTTTGCAGCCAATGGACTTTAGAACGGCCCCAAGTTTGTTCGGGTTGATTTTTTGCTCGGTGTAAGATTCCAAGATGTTTTTGATTTCGGAGTTGGTCAGCCACTCCGCTCCGATGCCTTTGTTCTTTTCGTTTGGCATCTCAAAGTAATTAAATAGCAATTCCTTCTCAACCGCTGGCTGGACGTTGTTGATGGTCTTTTCGTTCAGCATGGTGATTTCGGCCTTGGATAGTTGCCAGGCATCCGCTCCGTTGGTCTTGTAGGAATGGTAGGCTTCAATGAATAGGTCCGTCTTGTCGATGGCCGCATAGGCATCCCAATCAATATGCCCCACCACGATGGGCAGGATTCTACGGTTCCCCGTAAGGTCGTTGATGACTTCCTCGTCGTTGGATGTGCCGCATAGAACCGCATACCGGGTAAGTTCTTCGTGGACCCGTCCGTAAGGCTTGCGGATGCTAAAGGTCTGCTTGGAGGACAGTTCCTTCAGTTTCTTGGCCTCCTGCTTGGATTTGCCGCCGAACTCGTCATCGCACAGGATTATTTTCTTGCACATGAGAATTTCGTCGTCCTTCCCGGCATCCAGTTTCGATTCCCCGTAGTAGGACCGCAGTTCCGATGGGAGCAGGTTTCGAAAAAAGTTGGTCTTGCCGATGCCTTGGTCGCCGCACAGGACCAAGATGGACAACGAATATTCCCCGTGCATGCTTGCAACCACGGAGCAGAGCCACTTGTAGATGCAGAGTTGCATAAATGCGTGTTCCACATTTGTGGCAACGATGGTGTCGGTCAGGGCTTTGATGCAGCCAGTCGGGGTACGGTGTCCGTTCTTGGCGAAAAACTGCATGAAGGGGTTGTACGTCGGGGTATGGCTCGAATCAATGATTGAGTTGATTAACTGCATGTTGACCTCCTTCTTGCCGAACTGCTCCAAGCAGTCCGTAAACAAATCGTTGATGTCAACGTCCGTGATGGGTTCGCCTTTCAGTTCGATGCATCGGGTCACCTCGTTGCGCTTTAGGTCAAATGACCTCAAGTAAGCCTTGATTTGCTTTAGCGGAGTGTCCTCGGTGTCAGCGGATTTAAGTTCCGTAGTATCAAGGGCCATGGTGTTGGCGACGATTTCTTCCAACTGCTCCACGTTTATTTGGTCAATCTCTCGAAGAATCCGGATTGCGGTTTCGCTGGCTGCGTTGATGTCCTTCGGCCCGCCGTTGGTCCCGACCCGCATGCGGTGGGACTTGGCGGTTGACACGATGTGCTTGGTCTGCTTGGTTTGGATTTCAACACCTGCGTTCTTGGCGAGCCACATGAACGAAGCAAAGGACACCTGGTTCTGCTTGGACTGGCAGAGTTGCTTGTACTTGCGGTCGCAGGCTTCGGGGTTGTACTTCGGGGATAGTGCCGAAACACGATGGAATAGGTCGGCCCCCGGCTCATGGTACTTTGCAGCAATGGCAAACCCTATCTTGACCCAATCGGCATAGGAATCCGTCAGGTCAATGCGCTTGGCCTCCAGTTGCTGGAGGATGTGTTCGACATCGTGTTCGCCGTGGGGATAGAAATTTGGGACCGGTGCGGCCTTGACCTTGGGTAAGTAGGTCTTAAACACCTGCACATTTTTGGAGGCGATGAATGCGTCCGGGTCAAAACTCACGAACCGTAGGCGGCTTACGTCCTTGCATGCGGGGTCCACGATGATGTGGAACTTGTCCGCAAGGCGTTTCTCCAGGGCGTAGAACGCTTCCAGGTGGCGGTCCGGTTCGATACGGTAGTAAGCCGCATAGCCTTCCCCACCTGTTGACTTGTGCAGAGCGTAGAGAAATTCGTCCTCACGGATTGCCAGCACGTCAACGCCTTCGTTGTCCTTGGCATCGATGTCAATGCAGAGAATGCCCGAATGCGTTTCAAGCCCTTCTTTGCCCTGCTTCTTGAACTTACCGCTGGGCGTTACGGCGGTGAGCCTTCGTTTGGTTTCCTCGGTTTTGGCCTTACGGTAAGCCATGACCTCGGTGTAGAAGATGCCGTCCTTGATGTCCTGAATGTACTGGACGAACTGCATGTGGCTCTCCGGGACGTTGTTTCGTACACCGCTTCCCGTGGAGGCTTTGAAGATTGATATTTCTGCCATAGCATTAAGAAAAAAACGCCCCAACTGTTCCGGCAGCTGGGGCGAGGGGTTACGATGGATTGAACCCTTTATCTAAACACCGCATGGCCGGAAACATGAGGTGGTTATTGGTAAATGTAATTAGTTCACAAAGTTACCGCTTTTTCGGGATTAAAAGTAGGTCGTATCCCTCCATAAGTTCGGCGAAGTCCTTCATTTTGACATGGGTTTTCCATTTGTAGGTATCGTCGGGCAATAAAACATAGTGAGAAATTTGCCTAATTTTTATGACTGGACCTTCCTCATCTTGAGAAAGTTTCCAAATTTTGGCGATGTATGTGTCCATGGTTAGAAAGGCATATCACCATCTTGGGGGGCAAAATTCCCGCCGCTGGTCTGCTGCTGGAATGGTTCAACCTTGCCTGACAGGAACCGCTTGCCGCTCTTGCCTTCTTTGACCCATGCGGACAGGCGCATCTTGGTTCCGTCGGGCAGGACGATGTCGCCCTTGTAATCGGGCCGCTTGGGGTTGTCACCTTTGTCGTTAGCGAACAAGGTGAAGGTGTTGGGTTGGGGGGTGTAATCGCTCATGGGTTTTGGGTTGGGGTTTGGGTTACTAATTTATTCATGATTTCGGTTAATTTAAGTACCTGCTGGGCAAGAGATTCAACGGTCAACTCTTGGACAATTGCAGGCTCTTGGGTGAACAATTCGGGGCTTGGTTCGCTTTTTGCCTTACATTCATTCACCTTTTGCGTTTGATTTTTGTAGCAATTCCAGCATTCTTCTTTAGATGGCGGTATAGAGTGGTTTGCAACAAAAATAATTTTACCGCCCTTTTTATCTTTTTTAAGAATGCCAGCCTCAACAAATTGGTCGGGCAAATTTCTTCCAACATTAAATGTTTCCCGTAATTGCAGCATTTTTCCAAGGTCCATTTGTTGAAGGCTTAAAGCCCAAAGTGCGTGACCATAAGCGTAAATATGCTCAGGCTTGATTCGTTCTGGAATGTAGGTGAGGGTTTTTGGGGTTTTCATGGTTTAGGGGTTTTGGGTTGGGGTTTGGTTGGGTTGAATTGAATAGGTAAGGTTTTCTTTGACGAGCCAATTTGAGGCCCGTAAATCGCTTAAAATGCGGTAGGTGGTACGGATGGTCACCCCAAGTACTTCGGCGAGTTCTGTGGCCCTGTATGGGCGTTGTGCGAGGTACGACACGGCGTAGATAGTGGCCACTCTTCGTTGGATTTCTTTTCCTTTGGGTTTGGGCATGGTTAGGGGTTTATGGTTAGCCAGTAGTAAGTCCTGTCGCTTTGCAGCCACCCCGTTGCTTTGAGGTGCGTGATGATTCGGTAGGTTTGGCGGAGGGGCAAATCTACGGCCTCGGCCAATCGTTCAACACGCATCGGCTTGTTGAGTAGCAGGTACACGGCTTTGACCGTTGCGTTGCGGTTTCGGCGTTGGGAGCCTCTCTTTTGGATGGGTTGTTCGGGCATCTTAACTGGCTTTAAAAGTTACTGCAATGCTTGGTTTTGTCCCCTTTGCGGGACACACGGGGACCGCTTCGCCCGTCGCTTCGTCGTACACCGTAGCCTTGCCAGCGTTGCGGAAGGCCATCTTGAGCAGTTCCTCACGGGCTTTCATGGATGCCTGCAGGTCACTCCACACTTGGTCGTGCGTGTAGTCGGGAGTGAGCGCACCCTCCTTGACTTGAATCTCTGCACCGAATGCGGAGAAGGTCTTGCCGTGCTTTTCGGCTTCGTCACGGACGATGTCCTCGGTGGATTTGAGGACTTGCTCCAAGGCTTTGACGACCGCTTTGAGGCGTACATGGGCGGCGATGGGGTTGACCTCGCCTTCCTCGATGCGGAGGATGAGGCCAGCGGCGATGTCGGCGATGTCAGCCTTGCTGATGTCCGACTTGGGGATGGTTACGAGGTGGTTCATAGGTTTTGGGTGGTTTGTTGGGATTGGAAGAGGTAGTGAAAAGTGTTGACTTTGCCGTTCCAAATTTCTCTGGGGAGATGGGCTGAAAACCACATCACATCACCCGCAGTCATTTGCCACCAGTATTGGTGCTCTTGCAGGAGAGCAATGAGTTTCTCGCCAATTTCGGGTTGGGTTTCTTTGATGTCAAGGATGGCCTTGTAAACATCGGCGTTGCATTGGGTCAGTAGGTTGTTCATGGCTTATTTTTTAGAGAGTTGGTTTTGGATGAATACGATGCCCTTCTCAAATCGGGCGGGGGTCATTTGGTCGATGTCTTTGAGGAACCGCTCCTGCTGGTCGGCAGGGAGTTTCTTGACAAGTGCAAGGAAGTCGGCCTTGAGCGTTGCGGTGGTCAGTTCGTCGACGGCTACCCAATAGGAAGGGGATAGTCCGAGTTTGTCGTTGAGGTCCAGCAGGTTGGCGTTGGCGGGCTTGGGGGCCGCTCCGTGCTTGCCTTTGTAAACATCAATGCCGATTCCAATCCACGAAGCAATCTTGGTAATCGCATCCGTGGTCGCACCCTTGGCGGCATCGCCTGGGTCGGAGTTGGTGCTGGATGCAATGCACTCGTAGTAGATGTCGTGGGCGGGAACCGTGAAGATGGTTTTGGCTACGGCGGTGTACTCAATCCGCTCACGGCCAGCATTCGTTGTGGTGTGGACGGTTGCAATGGGGGCAGACAGGTCGGTCTTGACGACCCACGCACCGACACCGAAAACTTGGTTCAGTCGTTCGGTTACGAAGATGCCCTTAATGGTTGAGAGGCCCGCCATGCGGGGATGAGCCGCAATGGCTTCGGGTGGGAGTGGCTCGGCGATTTTAGCGAGTTGTTCGGGGGATAGTGGTTTCATGGTTTGGGGTTTAGTTGGTGATAATTGCAAGAACGAATCTGCCGAAAAATGCGAGGCCGAGGCAGGCGGTCAGCACGATGTAGCCCGTCGCAAGGGCGGCTTTGAGTTTGGTTTTGGTTTCGTGGGTCATGGTTTTGGGGTTGGTTGGTTATTTGAATTTGACAACTGTTTTGATTTCAGCAGGGGTGACGCTGAATTCCTCAATTAAGGCCTGCTTGAATTCATCAGCATCTTCCTTAAAATCAAAGGTGACCGAATTGACCGATTCCTGCTTTCCTTGTGAAGTGAAGTACTTTTGGAATGCACTTTGACATTTATCCGCATACTGGATGCCGACTGTGATTGTGATTAATTGTGGTATTGGGTTCATAACTTTTGGTTTTGTGGTTGGTTTGTAGGTCAAAGATACGGCGGTTTTCCCTTTTGCGACCATTGTAGTCATTTTTCTTTTGGGGGGGTTACACCCGATGCGGTATAAGTTTTTCAAAACTCTCTGTTTTCGCCATATTTCTGCGCTATCGGGTATAAATTTGCGGTATGACCTACCACTCCACCCGACCCGCCAAAGCCCTCACAAACGCCTTGGAGCGACTGATGATAGCCATATCACCCGCTGACTTGGAGCAGAACCACGCCCTCCTGTGCGAGTACCGCAGGGCCTGCGAGTTGCTGGGCTACGACCCCGCCAAAGCCCAATGGGCTGGGGTCCACGAAGTGTCTGCCTCCCAGTTGCCCACCGAGCAGGACCATACCGTTTGCTATTACCCACTCCTTAACCCCGAAGAATAACCATGCGCCAAATAACCCACCTCGTCGTCCATTGCACGGCCACCCCGAAGAACACCACCATCGCATCCATCCGCAAACATTGGAAGGAGGGGCTTGGCTGGAAGGCGGTCGGGTACCATAAGATTATAGAACCCAACGGGAACATCATGACGCTGGCCACCGACGACAAAGTGACCAACGGGGTTGCAGGACACAACTCCACCAGCCTCCATGTGTCCTACATCGGGGGGAAAGAAACGGACGACCGCTCCATCCAGCAACGCCAAGCCATCGCAGGGGTGCTGCTCTCTTGGTTGCAGAAATATCCCAAGGCCCGCATCTGCGGACACAGGGACTTTCCAGGGGTTGCGAAGGAGTGCCCGCAGTTCAATGCTGAAAAGGAGTACGGCTACCTTTACCTAACCGCCAACGATACGCAGGAGGGATAGTTTGCGGAAGGTAGCGGAATCCGCTACTTTAGGCGTACGATTTCTTCGTACAACCTATCCGCTTAGAGGTCAGGACAGGATTCGAACCTGTATGTAGATTTTGTATGTGCTTTTATCTTTGAAATCATCTACTAATTCCCGTTAATAGCGTTACACGAACCTAACGGAGCCTTACACATACTCTCACAGCGTCTGCTCAATTTCGCCACCTGACCGATGCAAATATACAACAAACGCCGTTTTCTACACATGACCCGTTCGTCATGCGTAATTAATACAACCTATCCGCAGGGGTGAAGGTGGCGTGCAGTTGCAGTTCGGGACCCTTGTTGTCCTTGCTTGAATTGCGGCTGGTTTCCAACTTCATCCAATATCCGCCAAGAGGCTTCGGGCCTCGTCCTCGCTCAGTATGAAAGCCCATGTACCCCCCGTCCCATTCTTCTTTGTAAGTCGCCGTCCTAAGTTGGTGAATAGGCTTCTGAAGTAGGGTCTTCGTAGAACGGTCATAGCGGTGGATGATGTTTTGGTGATAGTATAACTCATGGACATGGCCCATCCAGGTAAGGTCGTACCCTTCGGTGGATGCGAGTAACCGTTGGTCTTGAATGACCCCCTTGGTGACTGGTCCTCCACCCCCTGCGCCGTGGTAGTAGTGGACCACGAAGTTGACCCCCCGAAGGTTGTCGTGTTGTACTCGGATGTCAATGGTTCCGCCGTAGCCACCGACCTCAACCGCTGACCCTGTGGCGTAGTTTAGGGTGCTGGCAAAGCGTTGCAGGATGTCGGTTTCTTGGTGGTGGATGATGGAGGTTTCGTGGTTGCCGTAGCCAACCAGCAGCAGGTTCTTGGCGTAGGGCGCAAACCATTCCACGGCGGTATTCACAATGGAATCCAAGTAGCGGGCGTTGTTGTGTTCTTCCCGTATGTCTTCCTTGCTCCTGCGTGGGTCGCCCTTGCCTTGCATCAAACAAAAAAAGTCACCATTGACGATGACTCCTGCGTTGCGCCGTTGGGCTTCCTTTAGGTGGTTGGTCAGCAACCCCCTATCGCAATGCGGGTTGTCCCAATGCAGGTCGGAAATTAACAAGAACTCCTGCCCGCTTTGGCAGGTGACTTCGTGGATGTTGCGAGTGTGCTTAGTGGTTGGCAGAATCATCGCTGGGATTTAAGTGTTGCGTTTTCGGCTTCGAGTGTTTGGATGGTGTTCTCCAGCAACTCTATCCGCTCTCGCAAACTTACAATCTCATTGCGTAATTCGGTCAACTCTTTCTTTTGAGCCTCAGCGGTTTCCTGCCACATAGCCAGCACCGCTTGGGCTTGCTTCACCTGCAAACTATCGGCCGTGAATTTGCCTTTGGTCAGCCAAGCGACTGCACCGCCAACGATTGCGCTGACCGTGCCGATGATAGTGGTTTCCAGCAGGTTCACCTGTTGGCTACTTGTTGGGTTCGCCCTTTGATTTATCCAAAGCCATCCAACCTACTGATAAAAGGGTGATTACCGAACCAATGATTTCGGTGAGGGTTGCGGTGTCAAGGATACCTTTGGCGACGAGCGTGCCGCCGATGAAGGTGAGCAAGTGACGAAGCAGAGCGATGACGGCTGATTTCATAAGGGGGAGTTTGGGTTGGTCGGGGTTGCGGCGAAATAGGCCCATGGTTGGAAGTGTGTTTATTTAGGTGATGTTGCAAATTCTTTGTGGTCAGCATGGTATTGTTCTTCCCAACCGCTGAACGAATGCACTCCGCACGGGGCGGGCCATACCACGAATGCGGCAAGGTCTTCGGGGCAGGTGTCGTGGAATAGTATGTCCACCGAAAATTCGGGGCGGGTCTTGATGCAGTTTCCTTCCGAATCGGTAGCGGCGCAGAGGTGTCCGAGCGGCACGGCGAAGTCCAGCGGTTGCAGGTCTTGCAGCAACTTGTCAGCGGTGGCCCCGTCGGGGAAGGCGAACTTGCGGAAGGTGGCCATCTTAGGGGGTGGTCAGCGTTGCGAGTTCGGCGTTGGTAAGCCTTGTAGTGTAGAGGGCCACGGCACGGATGCGGTCGTTGAACTCGCTACTTGCACTCGCATTACTACCAAGGGTTATTCTATTCAAAGAAGCAGCAAAAGAGAATGTACCATTTGCTGTTAAAGCCGTTGCGCCATTGACGCTCAAAGCGATTTCGCCTGACTTGTATGCAAAAGCGATTTTGACTATTCCAGCAGTAAATGCTGCACTTGATATGTTAAGCGTTCCCGATGTTGTTGGAGCGGTAATTGCGGTTCGTATAAGATTAGTGTCAAGTTTTCGCAAAGAAATGACATTTGCTGCCGCTCCTTCGTCTATCCTAATAAGGTATGTTTCTCTCGCCAAGTTCCGAATATCCACCTCCGCATAAACCGTCCCCTCCGTCTGCCCGATGGACCCGCTGACCGCTCCGCTCACGGATACCACATCTGCGCTTCGGCTTCCCGTTCCTGTGGTGGTGGGGATGAAACTTGTGGGAACGGAACCGAGTTCTATCTGCGGGGCAGCGAAGCCCATCGTTGTGCCGACTGCGGAGTTATTTGCCGATGTGACGCTTTCAACGGGTGCAAAGTGAAAATTCGTTAAAGTTGCACTTGCCGTCATTGTAAAAGTTTCCGAGCATCGGAACACATCCGTTCCAAATCGTTCAACTCTACGAATCCTGTTGGTTGCGTTGTTTGGATTGTAAATTGACCCACTACTAAACGAGCCGCTGACATTAAACCCCGACGATAGGTCTTGACCACCAATAACGGCATAGTAAGCCGCAATCGTGTGTGTTCCTGTTTGTTTCAAGAAAAAACTAATGGTGTAGGTGCTTCCACTTGCAAGAGCGACGCCATTTGCGCCACGGGTGTATCGCCCAGCAGCAAAGGCAATTCCACTTCCACTTGCGGCAACGGTTATGTTGTTACCCGATACCCCGATAACATCAATGGCCCCGCTCGTAAGGCTTCCGCCAAGCGTCCAATTGGTTCTTGTGTCAGCAGAGTTGAGGATTCCATTCGTCGCCGCAGGCTCAACGAGCAATGCAGGACACCCCGTCACGCCGCCGCTGGTGTAGTAGTCCAAGCGGGGGATGCCCGATGCAACGGATGCAATAAGCCCCGCAGAATCAAACCGCCGTGCCTCGGTGTTGCGGGTAACGGTGAAGTCCCCCGCCCCGCTGGTTGGGATTTGGGAGTATAGTTTCCCCGTCTTGAAACGAGCGGGGACTATGAGCAGTGAAGGCGTGGGCATATTAGAAATTGAATATCAAAGCGAATCGGGCTTGCAGGCAACCGCTGACGGCGGCTTCTGCCGCTGCTGCCCCGTCGGTCGTAGCACGGGCGTTGAAGGCATCCCACGCAAGTTCTGCGGGGGTCTTGCCCATCACCATTGAACGGGGGTAGCCGTAGCCGTAGCCGATGAACATTGCTTAGAGAAATGTATAACCGATGACGCTACCCACGCTCGGAGTGACCGCTGTAATCTTGCCGCCGTTCCTGCCGCTGATGACGATACCAGCGGACACGGACTTGCCGCTCATTGCGTAGGCCGTCAGCAGGTTCTCGCTGCCCGTACCCGTCAAGGTCGTAAAGGTTGCGGCCACATTGACCACAATGAAGTCGTAATTCTTGCCCGTGACGGCAGCGTCCACGAATTCCATCGTGCCGCCCTGTCCGAGCATTTGTTGTAAGATTGGGGTTGGCATTTTGTTTGGTTGCTTTAGGGTAAATGTAGGTTAGGTCGGAATTTCACAAATGGAATGACTATACGGAAGTTGGAACGACAAGGTCGCCACCCACCCCGCCGTGCGGTCGTCACGGCTCTCCACAAACCTCGTAAGCGATACGGAGGTACTTAGGGTCCACTCTTGCGTCGGGTCGTTTGTAAGGGCTGAAATGAAGTCCTGAGCGATTTGCAGTTGGTCGCTCAAAACCTCGTCTTCGTTATCCTGCCAACCGAGCGTCGGACTGCCCGAAACCACGCCACCCATCGTGGCAATGGATTCCACTCGGTCAGAAAAATAGACACCCACAGTAAGGTTAAGGCTACCCAAATCCGTACTCGCTGACTGAACATCCGCAAATACCAAAGGATAGACGATTCGCTCACGGCTTGGGGTTCGCAGGTTTATCGTGTTGTCGGTCCCGATTGCAAGCGGGTCCCCCGTTCCGAAGGAGTTTACTTGCGGGTGAGCATTTGCAAGAGCAAGGAGTGCTTGTTTTATTCGTATCCAAGACATAGGCTTGTAGTTTCAAAATGTTTTTAGAGTGTGCGCCCATGTTCAGCAGTTATTGCAGTAGGGGTCATAGGGCCAAGGGCGGTCAAGTCCAGCACCACGGCGCAGGGTGCGGGCATCCAATGCCATCCCCGTGTTGTAATTCGTTCCGTTCGGGTAGATGGTGTCCAAGGCCGATGGCGGGGAGTTGAACAAGGGGTAGTTGGCCTTCTGCTCCATCAAGTACCTGGTAATCCTTTCGGAGTACCACTCGGCATCGTTCTTCACTTTGTCCGTGAGGCGGGTGATTTCGTCCATGGACATTTGGGAAGATTCCTCGCTGGTTCTGCGGACCATTCCCTTGTTCATGTACTTGAACGCCAAGACCATGGGTAACTCGTAGTAGAGCCATTGCACCATGGCGGGTTGGATGTAGTCCTCCAAGAGCGTAGTGTTCAGGGCCGTGGTCGTACCGCTTACCACTTGGGTCACCATTTCAGAGTACAGGGCCGACCCAACGATAGGCTGAATCCGCATCTCCTGCACTTTGACGATGGTGGGCCGTATCTGCGTGAACGATACATTCTCGTTTATGACCGAGTTGTCCAGCAGGGTTTGTTCGCTGATAAAGAGTGCCTTCATGCTTTCGTGATTTTATTGCCTTTGCGGATGACGAGTTGCTGCTCCCAAATGTGTCTGCATTGAGGGCGATTCACTCCGCTTGCGGTATGATACCATCCACCACGGCGGTTCCATACGCTATATCCCATGATGTTGGAAATACCATTGATGTCGTCCCGTGTGTACACCTTGCCTTGGTCAGCGAGGTCCAGCATGACCTTGCAGAACTCACGGCTCGTCCTCTTATCCTTGTTACTGAATCCTGCCGCCCAAGAGTATTTGTAGCGGACCTCCAGCACGGGTTCATCCGTTGGCTTGGCTCCTTCCTTGGCGATTTGGTCCACGGCCCTTGCGATGGGGTAACGGTCTTTTGTGATTAGGTAAGCGACCCGCTTGGCGACTTTCGCCTTGCTGACCCCGAACTCCTTGGCCATTTCTTCCACGCTTGCGTCCCGATTCTTCTTGCGGTACTTTTCAATTTTCTCGTCAAGTTCTTTTTCTTCCTCGCCCAGTTCAGCGAAGGCTTGACGGACCTGGTCGTCTAAGTCGGTGTCAAACCGCATGGGCTTGGAGTGCATGACCACATACTCGTCGGAACTGCTCCCAAACTTGCTTGCGACCACCTCCAAGACCTTGAACTCTTCCTCGCCCCATCCGTAGTCCTCGGTGTCTTCTTCGCCCCACATAGGCTCGGAAAACGCCTGCTCCTGCACGCCAAGGAGGGTGTTCACTTCGTCGGGGGTTAGACCGAAACCAGCGGATAGCATCGTGCGGGCCATCTCCAAGGTGATTTTTTCTTGGGCGTAATGGCGGACGATTCGCATGAGGTTCTGATACTCACGGCCCGATAGTTTCTTGATGTTGTCGTTGCCCATGACCACGGGCGTTTGCGGTTGCTCGTCGGGTTGGGGATTGGGTCCGACCACATCGGCGGGTTGCTTTTCCAACGCAGGGAGGCCCGCTTTCTCACGGAGTTCTTCGGGGGTCATTATTTGCAGCAGGGCTTGCTCGGATAGTCGCTCCGTGATGGGTTCCACGGGGATAAGTTCCATTCCTTCCACGCCATTGAACGAACCCAAATAGTTAATCATGCGCTCCACCTTGCGGACACGGTCATTGACATAGGTAGCCTTAAATAGTTCGTAAGCCTCCACCAGTTCCTGCCTGCCTCCCAGTTGGCCTTCGGTCTTCACTCCGAATAGCATCGGGTTTACGACCCTGTGGCTGATAAATATTTCCGACTGGATGGCCTTGTTCAAAATCTCAAACTGCTTATCCATGTCCGATGGAGTGAGCGGTTCAAGCGTCGGGGCCTTTGAAACATCGTCGTTGAAGGTCACAACAAAGCGTCCTGCATTGTCGGTCCCGCTGAACTTGCGCTTGATTTGACGCTCAATGTCGCCCTGCTCTTCGGGGGTCGGGATTCCGTTGTTGAAGTTTATGAGATACCCACCCCAAAAGTTGTTGCGCAGGTTGTTGTTGTGGAAGTTCGCCACCTGCACATCCGCTTCAATCCACGCCAAGCCCCCCATGTATTCGGGGAGGGGATAGGACTTCACGCCTGCTGCATAGACCCTGTAATAGAACAACTGCTTACCGATTCGGTTGTCAGCATCAAAGGCGGGGATTTTCTCTACATCGCCGATTTTGGGGTAGAGTTGGACCATTGCGTCGTCGTACCAATCGGCCACCTGGAACATCCGCTCGTCCTTGTCCACTCGGATTTTTTCAAAGGGAATGTGTTCCATCTTGGCGATGGTTCCCATTTTGTTCCATGTCACCGCAACCGCAAACCCGTTGAATAGTTCCAAGTCAAGGACGAGTTTCTCGGTGATGTCGTTGAGGTCGTCATGCTCGGATAGGCCGTCAAAGAACTTGGCGTACCTTGCCTGCTGCTCAACCGTCATCTTTTCCCCTGGCTGCCATCCACCGCCGACGATGTAGTTCACTTTGCCGTTCACAATAGCGTTGTGCTTTGAACTGCGGCGGTAGTTGTCAAGGAGATAATAGGGGTACTCGTTGAACGCCCCGTAGGTAATGTATTTGCCCGCCTTGTTCTCCAACATGACGGGGACCTTGTGTTCAATACCCAACCATTGGGTGAACGATTGCTTTATGCTGCTCATAGGGTATGGACGGTGAAGTTGAGGGCCGAAATCGTGATAGCACCGCCATCGTTCACGGCGTTGATGTAGATGGTGAACTCGTCGTTCAGCGCACCTTGCAGAACGGCTTCAATCGTAACCGCATGGCCGTTGTTGTGGCCCGTGGTAATGTCGGTCATGGACTGCGGAATGATGGTTCCGTTCTTGGCGATGTATATGATGATTTGGTTGCCGTTCCCCTGCGAGAATACCATGCTTGCCGATACCCGCAAGGCAGCACTCGTCGTCCCTGTGTAGGTGATGGCGGTGGTTGTGCGGGTAAAGTTGTAGGTCGTCAGCAGGCCCGACTTCAGCGGGGTTGTTAACTTGACGGCCTGACCTTGGGTCGGGGTGAAGTTCTTGGATTCGTCAAGGTAAAGGTTCGCCACGCCCCGCTCTCGGTCAAGGGTTGCGGTATCGGCGAGGTCGTCGAATAGTCCACCCACACGGGCGGCGGTGTTCGCTCCTGCGGCGGTTTCGGATGTGATGGTGGCAGCAGATGCTACCAACTGACTGCGGGTTTGTACGCTCATGCGAAAGAGGGGTCAAAGGTTTGGTCAAAGACACCCTCGTCGGACGAACCGAAGACGGTGTACTGGATGGAATTGGCGAAGGTGTTGAAGGTGAGGGAAACTACCTGTACATACGCCAAGCCCGTTTCAACCACCGCAACGGCTGCACCAACCGTGGAATAGGTATCGTAAACCTCATACTTATACGACCCCGTTTCAAGAGAGCCGACAACGATGGAAAACTTGTCATAGCGGTTCGTGTAGGAAGAAAGGTTGGCCGTCTTGAGGATTGTGAAGTCGGTCGTGGCGTTCTTGGCGATGTTGGTCAGCCGCAGGATGTAACGGTCGCCCGTGCTTGCCCGCTGCGTCCAAGTGACGACGATGGTGTTGGTAGAATTGGGAGATAGGTAAATCACGCTATCCTTAAATGTAGGATGCGCCCGAATTTCACAATTTGCGCCCGATACTGCGGTAGAGTTCGGCCCTCCGCACGGCGGTCTTGCTGATGTCAAAGCGTTCACGGACATCCTTGCTCAACTGCATGGCCAAGGAGCGAGCGTAGTCGGGTTCGTTCACAAACTTCCTCACGGCCTTGTACCAAGCGTCTTTCTTCCCGTAGGGGATGACCAAACCGTTATGGCCGTGGACGATTATATCGGTGTAGGGGATGGTTTCGGATGCAATTATAGCCTTGCCCATCCATCCCGCTTCCACCACTTTCAGTTCGCTTTTCAGCCTGTTGAACTTGGTATCTCGCAAGGGTGCGATGGTGGCGTTGATGAAGTTGTACCCGCCCACATAGGAGTAGATGTCAGCCGCTTGGATGCGGCCGTAATTCTTGTTCAGCCCACGGCAGGACAGCATCCGCTCGTAGTCATCGTAGACGGGGTTGCCGTCGTTCCACCCGCCTAGGTAGATTTTGTATCTCCCGTCCAGCGACTTGTCGTGGGCCAGCAGGGAAAACGAATGTTCCACCAAAGCAATGTCCTCTTGGTGTTGCGCCCCGCCAAACCAACCAATCTTAAACAGGTGCGGTTCGGGTTCGGCGTTCGTGTCGGGGAGGTATTGCTGGTAAGCCTCGTAGGGTTCGTTGGGTAGGATGGTAACGGCCTTGTTGAGCAGGCGTATCTTCTGCGCCAAGTGTTCGGTGGTCGTGGTCACATGGTCGGCCAAGCGGATATGCTCACGGATTTGCTCATCCAACTTGGTGGACAAATAGTGTCGGTACATGATGTGCCCGCTTTCCAAAACCCAGTAGTCGTCCAAGTCCAAGATAACCTTCGCCCCAAAGGCCGTCAGAGCCTCGTAAACCTTCCGAATTTGGTCCAGCGTACCTTGACACCACAAGCGATTAAATAACCACACATCGACCGTCTTTAGGTCCTCGTCCTTGACATTGCCGATATTATCGACACACACATAATCGAACTCGGTGTAGTTGTCGCCCAAGTAGGCGTTGGGCATCTCCAGTCGGTAAAAAGAACACCCCGTCGGGTGGGCGTTGTAAACGATGCAAATTCTCATGCCCAAAGGTACAAAAAAAAGGGCCACCCCTTGCGAGATGGCCCAGACCACTAAACCATGCGGGGTATGAGGCCCGCAGGTCAAAGATACGCTACGACCCGCTGATTTGTGCGGTCGCTACCGTGAATTGAGATACCAAAACATTCAGCATCGGATTCGGCTCCATGCCCGATAGGGTCAACTCGTAGCCGCTCCTGTCGCCAAATGCAGTACCAGTCCCAGCAGTTCCAGCAGACACCTCCAAGCCATTGGCCGCACCGAGGAGCCAGTAGCGGTCGTTGTTGTCAAGGACGATTGCGTACACCCGATTTTGGGCCAACAGGCGCAACTCATTTCGGACGGTCGTCTGCAACTTGTTGATGGTGAAGGTCAGTTCGGGAGTGTAGAAAAGCGTTCCATTCTCAACCGATGCATTCAGCGTTTCGGTCATGGATGAAGTCGCTTTGGTCAAGTCGTATTCAAACCAAGTACCTGCAAGGGTTCCCGACACGGAGCCAGTCGTATTGGCGACCGTTCCCGTTGGGTTGAAGGCTTGGACAAAAATAGTTTTGATACCGCCAACGCTGTTGCGGCATCCGAGGGCGTAGCCCGTAGTTAGGGAGCAAGACATAGTGTATTTTTAGAGGGTTATGTTATACTAAAAAAGCGGGGGGAAGTTTCCCTCCCCCCTTACACTTAGGCCAATCTCCAGTCAACAACGAGGTCTGGATACGCTATGTTCACTCCAATTTTTAGGGCACACTGAAAGCGTATTTCGTCGTTATCGATTGAGGGCCAGATGGAAAACTGCTCCTCGTCGGACAAAAGGTCGGTTCCGTAGAAGAAGTTACCTAAGTAACTGCAAACCAAGCGGTTATACCCAAGCAAACCTGGGACGGCAACTACACGGACATTGGTACCAGGGTAGATGATGTCACCATCGGCCAACCCTTGGAGGTCAACTTGGTTGTACATGACGCTGGCGGTTGACTTGAACGCTCCAATCAAGGTGCGGAAAGTGTCCCAACCGCAGAAGATAACCAAATCATTCTTGGTGAGGATGGCCTGCGGGATGCGGGTGTAGATGTTGTCAAAGATGCTGATAACATTGTTTGTGGTGATACCAACCGAGGCAGACACGGCAGCGGTGTTCCCCGATACGGTTGAACCCGACGCAGCGTTGAGGATAGTCAGCAAACCTGTGACCAAGGTAGAACCTGACCAAATGGCGTTCTCCAAAGCCTCGGCGATGCGGAGGGCTTTCTGCTCGGCGAATGCTTGCTCGAATGGCACGCCGTCGTAAGTTGAACCAGCGGTCAACTGGGACTGCATCCAGTACTGCTCAAGTGAGCGAGGGCAAAGAGCCTCTTGGATTTTCAAGGGAGCAACGGTGATGGTACGCTGCGTGAAGGTTGTGTTTCCTGATGCAGCACCTGCGACATTCCATCCGCAAGCCGTTCCTGATTGGAAGGCAGCATCGGTGTCCATGAGGTTGAGGGTAGCAGCCGACTTGATGCCCACCTGCTTGGTGAACAAAGATGCGGTGCGGGCCGAGAATACGGCCTTGGTGATGAGGGGGAGCCGCTGCTGCTCGGTGTAAGTAGTCAGCGGGGAAACGAATGAATAAGCCATGGCTTTGTTTTTGGGGGTTAAAGATTAATTGGATTTTTTGAGAGTTTGGATTGCTTGGGCGAGGGCGTTGAAGTTCTGCGTTGCGGCGGTCTTCCGTTGCTCCACAATAGCGGAGGCGGTTGGCTTGGGGGCTTCCGATGGGAGTTCGGCGACCTTCTCCACGATGTCGGTCATGGTTTCCATCTGCGAGGCAAATGCGGACATTTTCTCCTTCATTTTACCCATTTCAGCGTAGGCGGCCTTCAGTTCTTCCATGATGCTGACGAGGTGCTTCTTGACGATTTCCTCAACCATCAATGGGTCCACCATCGGATAGCCTTCGGCGATTTCACTCACCACTTCACCTGCAACTTCGGGGGTTATCTCAGCAGCAACGGCGACTTCCTCGGCGGGTTCTGGGGCTTCGGCTACAACGACTTCGGTGATTTTGCCACCTTCGGTCTTGATGACACCAACGCCCTCAACTTGATGCTCACCATCAGGAGCGGGCAGGGTTTCGTCTTCGGTGATGACATACACGGCCGTACCTGCAACGAGGTCGCCGTCCACACGGACAACAGTACCATCCACCAACTTGTAGTCGGCAAAGGCTTGCTTTTGGGTTGTGAACTTGCGGAGTTCAGTCCGCAAAGTGTCAATGGCTGATTTTAGGTTCATAGATTAAAGGGATTTGTAGTTGGGTTGTAATTGTTGCAAAAAGTTGGTCAAATCGTCTGCGAGGCCCGCAAGTGCGACCTCTAATTCCGTGCCTGTGTTTTTCATCCCGAACAAGCCCTCCACGGAGAAACCCTTGAAGGCGTGGCGATTCTCCCACACTTCGTCGTTCTCGACCTTGAAGGACCCGAACCAAGAGCCGTCGGGGGTGTCTTCGTAGCCTTTGGGGGCCATCACGCCCCGCTCGGTGTCGGTGATGTAGGATTCAAACATGAACACGCCATCCAGTTCGGCGTTGTGGTAAGCGTTGACATTGTGCTGGTTTCCCTGCTTGAAGTACTTCTGCACGATTTTGCGGATGGTCGCTTTGTCAAACACCACATAGTACTCCCCGTAGGTGTCGTCCTTGCGGTAGATGGGCGTATCGGCCAGCATGAGCGGTCCCGTCAGCACCCTGCGTTCTCCCGTTTCCGCAAATCTTTGCGGGGTCTTGGCGAAGGCTTGGAAGGGTTTTTCAATCGCAGGCATATCGACGAGGGCGACAAACTGCACACCTTCGTCCACTTCGTCCACGGTCATTCGGTACACGGGAAGTTCCATGGTGGGATATGTAGCGGTTAGCCTAATGTTGCAAATTCGGACAAGCGGCGCACCCTGCTGGTCGTCTGCTGAATGTCACGCTCCACGACATAGGCCCGCATGGGTTGGTTCTGCTGACCCTGCGTGGGAATTGATTCCCCTTGGTTTCCAAGCATCGTGGTTTGCGGGTTGGTGAATGTCGGGGGTGGGGCCATAGATGTACCGCCCGCAGATGGCGAAGGTGCAGAACTTCCACCACCACCGCCTTGGAATTGAGTGGCCGCAATCTTGCGGACCTGCGTCAAACCCGATGCGATGATTCCCGCAACCGCAAAGGCTTTGGCTACCGTTGGGAGGGTTTTGTCCCGCAATACTTGGGACGCACCGAGGTAGGTGTTGATGGTTGCGTCAGCGATGCCCGCCGCCTTGTTGAGGTTGAACGCCTTGCGAGCGTCAGCCTCGGACTGCCCTTTGGTTGCAGCGATGAATCCAAGAACACCCGTAAATGCTTCGCTTGCAAACTTGATGGTTGTATCTCGTTCCTTTTGCTTTAATTCAATGGTTTTTTGGGTAGATGCCTCCGATATGCCTTGAGCCTTGACACGATACTGCTCGTTTAAAAGGGCTTCGGCTTCTTTGAATTGAGCGGTATCACCAAACATTTCCTTGAGTTTGGCCAATCGGTCCTGCCGCTCTTGCTCAAGGATGGCAAGCCTCTCATCCCTCAAAAGCGTTTCCCTTTGCAGTTCGTTCCCAATGCCTTGGATTTTCTGCAATCGGAATTGGGTTTCAGCATCCAATGCCTCCTTGTTCAGGTTTTCTATTTCCTGTTTTAAACGCAACTGCTTTGCAAGGAGGTCGTTTTGTTTTTGTTGGTTTTCAAGTTGTTTGGTGGATAGGTCTATCTCGGTTTGCACCACATCAGCGGCTGCCTTTCCTTCCTTTTCCTTGATACCAAAAAAGTCCTTGACGGACTTGCTCAATTTATCCCAATTCTCAAGGAGCAACCCAAGGCCAGCGACTGCAATACCAACGCCCGATGCGACCAATGCGGTTCGGAACACACGCAAGGCTATTGTGCTTTGACCGAGCGTGAAAGCGTAGATTCGCTGCGCTGCCGCCTGTGCTTGGGTTATCAAGATTGAATCCTTATTCAGCAGGTTGGCCACCTGTTGCACCCCGTTGGCGAGGGCCATCGCCGCTTGGACCTTGACCAAGGACTTTTGCAATTCTTCTTCCTCCGCTCCGAATAGTGCCGCCGCTCCTTGGGCGATTTGGAATCCCGCAGTAATACCCTGAATAGCCCCGACGAAGGTGTCAATGGTGCGGGTGTCGGATGCGAGGTTCTTAATCCTTTGCTGGGTGTCCCCGATTTGGTCCTTGAGCCGTCCCGCTTCTTTCTCCATTTCACGGAATGCCTTCGTCCCATCTTGCCCAGCGAGGGCCATGTCCGCAAGGGTTTTCTGCAATTCCCGCAGACGGGTCTTTGCGCTGGTCGTGCCAGCGGCGGTGGAATCTTTAAGCCCTACTTCGAGGACTATTTCTTTGGTTACATCTGCCATGGTTATCCTTCAGAAGGGAGTTCGGGGTTTACAGGTGGTTCATATCCTGGGTCCACAGGGTCGGGGTCGATGGGGCCGTTAAACAAGGCCGACGGGTCGTTTGCAATCGGGGTGGTCGTGGTTGCCGCAAAGTCGGTGAGGTTGAGGATGCGTCGGAGCGTCACTCGGCACGGCTTCATCTGCCCGACCAAATAGTCCCGAATCTCCAGCAACCGCCATCGGATGCCGCCGTAATAGACGGGCTTGCGGAAGTCGAGTTGGTAGATGTCCACGGAGGATAGCAGCATCGTGAGTTCCAACTGCAAGGCTTCTTGACTGACCGTTTCGTTTATGTAGTTGAGCCAGTAGGTGTTGTAGAGGTTGTTGTTGGTGTAGGCGTATGGGTTGCCGCTGGCATTCACGGCGTTGTAATAGACCAACCTTGGTTGCCCGAAGGCGAGGTCCACATTCGGGGCGTAGGGGTTGTCAATGTGGGATATGAATGGCAAGGCGGTTATCGGGGTTGTTGCAGCAAACCCGTCCTCTTCAAGACCGAACCAATAGAGCCAAGGGGATTGACCTGTGATGCGGTTGTATTGGGCGATTCGGTAGCCTGTCTGCAACGGTTTGATGCTCCCGCTCAATCGAGTGCCTTCCAAATCCCAAGTACGGCCAAGAATCTTATCTGAGGCGAACGATGCAGGGATGAGTGTCCCGCATAGCGTTTCCACGACCTTATCGCCTTTGCCGTAAAAGTTGGAAGTGTTGAAGATTCGACCGCCATATCCTTCACGGGCCAAGGGGTAGGACTGCTTGTAGGTTTTGGACAGGTAGTCCCCCATATCCTTGTACTTGAACACGATATTGGTGTAGGCATTCGGGTCGCCATTGGTCAGCACTTGCTCTGCGTTCTCATCGGACTTTTGCGACCAATCCACCACCGACCCGCTGGAATAGAAGTCCTTCCACGGCTCGATGTAAATCAGCCTTGGGTCTTGGGGGTCGGGCATGAATTGCAGGTTGAACATCTTCTGCAAATCTTGCAGGAGGTCCGACTGCTTGACATCAGCGGGCAGGGCCGTCCGCATATCCAGCACGCCAATCCCGACGGGGTTTTCAAGGCAGGTCCATTGAACCGTTGCACCTGAAAGGACGCTAAAGTTTTGGGTTGCAACAACGGTATCAGCGGTAATGACAAACCCCACATTTGCGGTAATGTCTGCGGGGATGGTTATGTTTTCAAAGCGGACCGTGAACTGGTTTTGAGTTCTTGCGGTAATGTTGCTGATTACCGACACATCCGTTGAATTGGTGATGTTTCGGATTGACATATTGCAACGAATACTCCCGCTAAATGAAATTGAACCGCTGACATTCAAGGTCACATCCACATTCCAACGGGTCGGGAGTGCTGGAGCGACGAAGGTGCTGGATGATGCCACCCAATAGCCTGGATTGTCGTAGAACGGCGCAGGTGTGTCTTTCGGGAATGCGAGCGTTTGGTTTGCGCCCTTGATAAAATTCGCCGTGTTCCCCGTGGCTTGGGCAAAGATATTGGACCCCGATAGGTTGACAGGCATGGTCCCTGCCGCATAGGGGATGACCAGTTTATTGAATAGCGACGAGTTGAAGAAGTTGGACGAGTAACGAAATCCCGCTTGGGCGAAGATGAGGTCCACCATCTTTTTGACATAAAGGCTTGGCCCCAACTGCCACCACCCTGCGACCAGGTTCCCTTGGGTCAAGTCGCTAAATCCGACCGCATCCACAACTCCGTAAACATACCCGCTACTCAACGCACCCGATGCCGTCCAAGTTCCCGACACATGGCCGCTGGTAGGCGTGTGGTTCATGCCTGTAACGCCCGCCGTGTTCACCAGCATATTGCCCTCTATCGCTTTGAACAGGGACACATTATCGGTGAACAACCCCACCTCGTAGGTGACGGTCCCCTTGGTCTTGCTCATGCTAAGCAACTGCAGCACACCGCTGAACACCTGCACGCCGTCCTCCCACATGGCAGCACGGATGCGCTTGTTGGGTTGGAATCCACCCACGAAGGACTGGATGTTGTACGCATACGCAAAGCAGGCCCGATTCGTCGGGGTGTTGGGCAGGGTTATCGTCTTGCTGAACGACCCCCGTTGCTTTGTCACATCCTCAATGTCGCCAATGGAATAGGTGACCGCAATGTCCGTCCCGCCCATCGTGTCAAGGACATAAGCGAGTTCGGGCATTGCATTCAGCCCCGCAAAGCGCAGGTACAGGCAGTCAAAGCAAGCGTCTTCCTTAGCGGTTGCCCCGTCTGCATCGGCACGGGTGTTGAAGTTGTTCCATGCCGCCAAGTCGTCAATGAAGGTTGCCGTCGGGTAGGCTATGAGGGTTACGCTCATAGGATGTTATTATCGTAGGCCACGGCAATCTCGATTTGCAGTTGGGTCAAGCGGTCATTCCGTCTGGTTACAAATTGATACTGGTTGGCATTAACCACCGCTTCCACAAGGGTTCCCCCAAGTTCGAGCCATACATAGCCGCTCCTTACCATTTCAATCAGCCACTCGGATTCGGCATCGGTCAGCCAGTCGGAGTTGAGGGCGTACACGAAGTCAAAGGACCCCGCCCAAACCTTGTTATAGGTGGTCGTGGCGTACACATCGGAGTTATACCCGAAGACCTCCCGCTGGATGTTGGCCCGCTTGCGGTTCTTCATCGTGAAGGTGTAGGAATCAATCCCGCCGTACTTGTTGACGAAATGGACGGGGATGGAATCAAACCGCTGGCAGGGGCCGAAGGTAAAGGTGGTTGTATCCGACTGACCAGCCGCATTGGATATGAACCGCACCGTGTAGGAATCGCCCTCAACCGCTCCGCTCAATGCCGTGATGGTTCCCGACAAGTTTGCAGGACCACAGGCAAAACGCTGGATGTTGAAGTCCGTGGTTCCCGATAGGCTTGGGCTGACGGCGAAGTCATAGTTGACGGACTTGTAAGCAACCCGTGCCGATACGAGCCAATCAGCGGTAGGCACAACGGTTTCATATTTTGTCCCGTTGATGGCGAGGAAGTTGCTACCTCCTTGGTACACGGTGAAGGCTTGCGGGGTTGTCAGCGGACGGACATTGGTAAAACTGCTACCAATGCGGAAGTAACTGCTCAAACTCCACCCCGCCAACTCCAACTGCTCCAGGTTCCCCGCAAAGGCCATGACCCCGCTGACCGTTGTGGTCGCTCCTGTAACCACGGGCGTGTTCCCATACTCCTGCGTAAAGTCCAAGCGATAGCCTGAATAGAACCCCGAATGGTCAGCAAATCCCGTCTGCGTCAGCGATGGGGCGGTCGGGGCTACGAGGGTTTCCACGACCTTCTGCACATCAAAGAATCCGAAGTTGGTGGTCGGCAGTTTGTCGCACTTCAGCCGTGCAAGCGTCGTGCCTGCGGGGTTCTTGACATCGCAGACATAGCGGTAATTAGGCTGGGCAATCAGCGAGCCGCTGACTTTGTAGAGCATCTTGTTGTAAACGGGGGTCGCTACGAGGGGCGAACCCGAAAGGACGGATATGGACATGGGTTATCGGACGGTTGCGACGCTTATGGACTTGCCGAGGACTTCGGCGATGTTTTCGGTTAGCACATCCACCATTTCCTTGGTGGCTGCGTTGGACATGAAGTTGGTGGCCCGAAGACCTTCCCGCCTAATCTTGTTGGCGATGTTTATAGCGAAGGAACGGTTGGCGGCCTGCTTGTCACGGCCTTCCAGTTGGATGCTTTTAAACGCAATCCACTCTTGGATGGGACGGATAGGTGGCCGCTTGTCCCTGTACTGAAACGGGCTATTGGGGGCACGACTACTGCTGACCGCACCCTTGACACCGAGGTCCACATATTTCCAGTAATCGTTGGCGACAATAGCGACAACGAAGGAAGTGTCGGTGAGCGTGATGGGTTCAAAGTCAATGCTGGCAGATAAGGAATCGCTGGCAATAGCCCCTGAATTTGCGAGGTTCTGCTTGGCCAAAGTGATGACCCCTTCCAACCATTTCTTGACCACGGCGTAGGACTTGTTGTCAATGGCCCCCTCCGCAAGATTTACCCCGAAATCGGGCAAGGCTTGCTTTTGGATGTCGGTCAGTTTCTTGCCCGAACCACCTACGAATACATCAAACTCCATGCTGGTAAATGTCCAGCCTCGCAAATTGTGTCCTACCGCCTCCGCATCCGCTCCGCTTCCATCCGTTCGGCTTCCAAGATGTCGTGTATCAGCAGGGCATAGTTCAGGAACTCCACCGCTTTCATTGCGAAGATGGCATCAAATTTCAGCACATCCTTGTTCGCCATCCTCCACACGACCATCAGCCAACCGTAGCCAGCAAGCGGGTTGGTTATTGGCCCTGCATTCCCTTCGTCAGGTGCTTGGAATAGTCGCTCAAAACTTTCAAGTAGGATTCTGAACTTAGCAAAAAAAAACTGACCACCCCCCAAACATCGCCAATTTTGGCGTGGGACTTGAACAGTTCGGCCCGCTCTTGGTGGGATGCCCCGTCGTACTTCTTCGGGAAGTAGCCGAGGAACCCTCCCTCCCTGCAAAGGGTCGCCATGATGCGGTGCAGGTTTTGGACGAGTTTCTTTTCGTCAGTCGTGTCGGTGTCCATGAGGTCTATTAACTGCCCCGCCGTGAGTTCATCGGTGAACACCGTTGGAATCCACCACTTGCCGCCTGCTTTGAACCGCCTGCGATATGCCAAGGTCGGCAGTTCGTTCCACTCTGCGATGATGGTCTTGTAACGCTTTGTAAGCCCCTTGGCGGGCATTTCTCGGACGAGCGATACATCCACCCCCTCAACGATTGCTACGACCCCTGCACGCTTGTCGTAGTCCGTCAGGACAGGGCTGAACTCCAGCGCAGCGATGCGTTGGAATTGGTCGATGGTGAGGTCTTGGAGTTTCATTTTTGGAAGTACCATTGTTGCGTGCCTGGGACAACGCCGTGCCGTCCCCCGAAGAATTCGCCCACCGCCTTCACAACCCCTGGCCATCCCGCCGTGTAGTCGTCCCCGCAGATGAATCCTCCAGTCCTGACCTTCGGGAACCAAGCCTCCAGGTCTGCAAGCACGGGTTCGTATTCGTGGGCCGCATCGATGTAAACGATGTCAAATGCGCCCTGCTTGAATAGTTTGGAGGCAGCAATGGAATCGCAGTTGTGGTCCTTGATTTTGTCGCTTATCGGGGCGATGTTCTGCTTGAAAACCTCGTAGGATGGGACCGAGTTGCTGGCCTTGTGTTCGGGCGAACCCTCAAAGTGGTCCACCGCTATCAACTTGTAGTTCTGCCCCCTGCTGACGAACACCTCGTCAAAGATGGCCGTGCCTCGTCCGAGGTACACCCCGATTTCAGCCATCACGATGCGAGGCTTGGGAGGCAAGGTGTCAAGGATGAACTGAAGGAGTTGGCCTTGTTCCTGTGGGCTGGACCAGCCGAAGATGTGGTCGTGTTTCATCGCTTAAAGATTTCTTTGATGTTCCTACTGTTGTCCCGATAATTGTTGGATAGGTGATAGACCTTGCAATGGTCCGCAAGTTCGCCGTTCTCGTCCATCTCCAGCATCGGCTTTAGTTCCAAGGACCAAATCGGCAGGGAGGCAAGGGATTCACGATAGAGGCCGTTGTTTGGTATCGTCTGCAATGCTTGCGGGTTACGGCTCAACACCTCGGCAAGACGCTTGGTGCTAAACATCCAAAAAGCGTGATAGTTGATGTAAAACGGAAGGCTTGCGTAGGTCTTCCCGTTCCAATCCTTCCACATATTCGGTGTAGGATTGAATGCAATGTCGGGGCTAAATTCGCCTTCCACATTTGGGTAGGTTTCAATCCGAGTGAAGGACGGGTACAAGTTGTCCTCAAACATCGGGTCGAACTGCTTGGTGAAGTTGATGAATCCCTCCTTGGGAAGCATCATGTCGTCCTCGAAATACGCCACCCAGTCGAAGTGCCGATACACCTCTGCAATCCTGTTGCGGTGCTTGCTGGTCAGTTCCCAAGGGTGTCCCATCGCCGTGTGGGCGTGGAAGGTGACGGGAAGGTGAGCGAGTTCTTGGGCCGCTTGGGGGTCGTTGGTGTCCACGAAGATGTCCGACTGCACAGGGTAGGACTTGATAGCCTCAATGACCTTGGTCAAGTTCTCCACCCTGTTCGGATGGTGGTGGTAGGCGATGTTGGCGAGCAGTTTCATGGTTAGAATGTGATGACGAATTTACTTGGGTCGGGCCATCCTGGGTTTGGGTCGTACACGGTCATCCCTTCCCGCTTTCCAATCCAAGTTTCGGCTTGGTAGCGGTGTTCCCTTACGGGTTCGCCAAGTTCCCGCACATGGCTTGACTTGGCCCACCAAAAGTTCCCTGCAAAGTAGGGATAACCGTCGGGGTTGTTGTGGTCCCTGATTTCGGGGAATTGCTCGGTGCTTAGCCAATGCGTTCCCACGCAGTCCACTTTCTCCAGTTCTGCAAGGGAGCGTTCCCAAGCGACGATGTTAAAGAATATCATAGACCTGCACCACATCTGCTTGACCAGCGACGGGTCAGCGGACCCCTTCGTATGCCCGTAGAGGTAGGCCGCATCCTCGGTTTGGCTTGCCTTGTACATCTCGGTCAGCGTCGCTTGCTCCCAAGCGTTGGTTCGGGTGACCACGACCTTAATCTTTGCCGCCACGAGGGAGTTGTCCAGTATCTCCTTGACCACCTTCCGCTGGTCGGGAGGACCGACGATGCCGACCCGAATCTCGTCCAACTGTTCAATCAGTCCGTAATTGCAAAGGGCCATCATGTGCTGGTGCATGATGAGTTGCCATTGGCCGCCGCCTCCGCAGTAAATGTGGTAGTAGTGGATGAGTTTCATTGCATAAGGAGGGTTAGGATGCAGCCGATAAAGACCAAGGCCAGCACGACCCGACCAATGGCGAGGGCGAGGTCAAGGAGGGATTCGAGGTTCATGCAAGCGTGTAGTTATCCTCAAAGAACTCCTTTGCAACAAGCCATTGGTCTAAATGATTCTTTGAATTACGAGCAATCATGTCGCCATCTTTGGGACTGCCACTCTCTCTATCTTCTTTTGAAATTGACACGGAATCGCTCAAAACTTCACCCACGAGGTAAGGTCGCATTTCGGCAAGTTGTTTTTTTCGGTATAATCTAAAGTCGCTCATTTTGTAGGGGTTTAATTACACAAAGTTACACCACAAGATACTTACCCGAGTTGCTGACGGCCAATTTGTTGACGGCCACATAGCGGAGCGCATCGCAGGCGTGGTTGTAGGAATCTATCGGGACCCCCGTGTCCTTCCCGTCCTTGTCGGTCGCCCAAGTGTACGAGCGGAGTTCTTTAATCAGGTTGGTGGAATCTTTTGTAACATGGAGGTTGAACCGCTTCACGATGTCAATACCCTGCCTTACCGAATCGGGTCCCTTGGATGCGGGCTTGATGTTGAATCCGAGGCGGTAGATTTCCTCGATGCTCTTGGGTTCTGCAGAATCGGCCACGATTTCCCACGCCCTTGTGATGCCGAACTCCTTCAAGCGGACGGCGATATCCGAGTTGGTCAGCCCCCGATGGTAGAGCAACTCATGCACAAACAAGTCGTCCCCCCTGCGGTACACGGCGACCAAGGCCGTCGGGTCGTTGCTGAACCCCCAGTCAAGCCCGTAGGCGACGAACTTCATCGTGCTTGGGTCTATACCCTCAACCACCGTATAGTCCCCGTATATCGCCCCTTGGAGCGTCCCGACTTGACCGAGGCCGTACACCTTCCACCAGTTGGCCCAGTAGGCCGAATGCTCCGCTTTGGCTCGGTTTAGTTCTATATCGTTCCGAATCGTATCAGGAAGCGCTTCGTTGTCTTGGTAGGTGAGTATTAGAAACTCCGCATCCGCTTCGGGCAAGACCTCCGTGTGCGCCCAAAATTCGTGGGTGGGGTTGAAGTCGATGTAAATCTCCTGACTGGTACGAATCGCCAACTGGTAGTAGGAATCGAAGTCGATGTTGTTCGCCTCGTTGATGTAGAGGACCTGCCGCCTTGCCCCTCGGAGGCGGGCTTCCGAATCAGCGGAAAAGAACTCAATGGTGGACCCGTTGGCGAAGTTGTACTGCAGTAGGGTCTTGTTCCACCTATCGGGAACCCACCTGTGGGTCCATTGCATAATCTTGGCGAAATCCTTGATGGCTCCCCGTCGTAGGTGAGGGACGGATTCGCTGACCACGGATATCTCCGACTTAGGGTGTCGAGCGGCATGGTCAATCAGGACCGCAAGGATGCCGAAGGTTTTGCTCGCACTTGTCCCGCCTTGTATGACTTTCTTCCGAGCGGTCATCGCCCGAATCTTCTTGATGGCGGTGGTGTACTTAAAGTCCATCCCCGAAGAGGGGTTGCTCAATGGTTACGCTGGTCTCCTGCTTATCTACCAAGCCAAGAAGGCGGGATGCGATGTTGGCCGAGTAAACGCCCGAACTTGCACCCTCCAGCATATCCTTGTCGCAGGTGGCCCGTATGCGTGTAATGATTGGGGAAAACCCTTTGTGCATCTCCGATGTGCCCTTCCTATAGTCCGAAAGGTCAAAGCAGACCCCGTTCTCCGCAAGCCATCCCTCAAAGCCCCGAAAGGTGATAGGCCGCTCCTTGTCCCTGTAAACCATGACCCCATCCTTGCCGACATAGTCCTGCACTCGGTACGGGTTGGCCTTGTTCTCGGCCCTGTACTTTTCAAACGCCTCCCATAGTTCTTCGGGGGTATTCCATATTGGGGGACGGCCTGCCATCAGTATTCTATTTTATCAATCAGTTCGTCAATCTTGTCCACAATCTTCATCTTCACCGCAAAGGCGTTCGGCGAGTTGGAATCCTCCACCGCCCCGATGCAGTCGCAGAGGGTCGTGATGACCATCATCAGCGAATCCATGCGGGCTTGGACTTGGGCCTCATCGTTGGGGGCTTTGGTTGAGGGCATGGGTAACGGTGTGGTGGTTGGCTTCGGCGAACTGGTCCGCCTCTTGGTAAATGTATTGGAGGGCCGATTTTACGCAGTCAGCGCACCACCAATTCGTGTTCGGTCGTCCGTGGGCCACGAGGATGGTCTGCAAGTCGTGGACCGCTTCGGGGGACAACCGCATGAACAGGGCGGCCTGATATTGGTCCCAATAGTGGCGGTGCTTGGTTGCCAGCAGGTACTCGTCTTGGGTCA